GCGGGGCACGAACCTTTTTCAGTCAGATCATACACACGTCGCCTCACTAGCATGCTAGTGAGGCGACGTGTGTATGATCTGACTGAAAAAGGTTCGTGCCCCGCGAAATTCGCGAGCCACTGACCTTCGTGGTACATCCGCATGTCAGAGCTATGTATACATCCATCAAGAATCCTACCGTTTAAGGCAGGAACTGATGGACTTTCGACGAAATGTCGAAGTAACATAGACCAACCATCGGACGTATGATTAACCAAGTTAGACTTAACGTCGCGCACTAACCATTCCTTCTTTTGAAGGTTATGATTGATGCGCCACTGCTTAGGTCTATGTGCTTCAGGTACGTATACCAAGCTGGGACACGTCAAAGACATGTCCTGAGCAGGAATGTCTCCATAAATGGAGAACAGCAACTCTACGATATAATCGTAGGTCGTATAGTACCCCCTATGCCAAAATGAATTCGCATAAGCGATCCATGAGGTATAGGTGTCAGGCGATGGAGTACATGCCCATACTGTCCTTAACCGGACAGGTGTGACGTTGACGCCCTTGTAGGCGTCCATGCCACATGATTCTCTAAAGAATCCTTTGGTGCAACTCTTGTCACGGTTTACAAGTAAACCAAATGACTCAAGATGCTTAATCGCGTCTTCGGCATAAGCCGTTGGAACGATTACATCATCTCCATACACATGTATACCCTCTCGGGTATCAGCATCCGGCGCTGCGGCGTACAGTATAGCCCAGGTTGTTAGTGCCAAAATAGGGAAGCATAAACTGCTACCCATTGGCGCGAACTTCCACAGCGGTAAAACTGTACCATCCGGCAGGACCGTAGACGAAGACCTACACGATTCCAAGAACTCATAAATATGAGGAGGAAAGAGTAGGCGAACCAGTTCAAACGAGACACGATCTGAGGCCTCATTGAGGTCCAGGGTAGCGTACTTACCAGTCTCAGAGCCGATTAAGGCTCCGACTCTGTTGGGTGTTTGATCTGTGAAGAACACTGAGTACTTTGTGAGTTCAGAGTGCTCTACCAAACGAACGATAGCCCTCCCTAAGCCTTGTTGGACCCATTGATAATCAACAGGTTCACAAGATATGAGGCGAGGGCCCCGAGAGTCTTTCGGCACGAGTAATACCCGTGCAGGAAGATCTTCTTGAGCGATACATTTAAATGTATCGATACGATCACACACGTGCCCGAGCGACGCGTAGAAATACGCATCCAAGGGATATACGCGAGTGATCTTCGCCGAGACATTCGTCCAAAGGTACTTACCCCAGAGTTGTTGCTTGGTAGCAACAACACCGGGTCCGTGCCTAGGGATAATGTCTTTCGGGTCAAAGAAAGCGAAGAGGTCCGAGAGGACGATCTTTGCTTCACGAGTCACTTGCTCCTGGGTTTGCGTGCCAATAGTCTTTTGACGAATGGCACAACGACGGGAACGAGTGATGTCAGCAACAGCAGTGCCAAGTTGGCAAAGCCGCCCGCTGATCGATTCAAGGTCCCGCTCGGTTCTTTCGAACTTTGCGAGGGCGTGCTGTTCTTGTTCATCTGAATAAGGCAGTTCATACTTGTAAAACAAGTAGAGGATCTGTCGTAGGTGCTTAATGCTGTTGACACACGGACAGCTGAGTGGTGTCCCGTCTTGTTTGAGGACTCGACTAAAAAGCTCACCGAGAAATATCGGAAGCTTAGTACGCGTCTTAGTTAATGGATCTAAATAAGGTCCAAAACCAAGATCTGTACAGTTTAGGGGAGTTTGCTCTGCAAGGGCCTTATCAAAGGCCTTGCCAAGACGAGGCAAGGTTTTCGTTAGAAAACCTATACCTTCAGCCGATAATCTCTTTCTAACCTTATCACGGGTTAGGCGGAGATGCCGTGTATTGTTGAACACGACTCCGTATGACGTGAAGACGTCATCGAGGAGTGTGACGATGAGTTTATACTTATCTAGGCTCTTATTGGATACCATATGGTAGTCCTCCTAGAGCATGCACACCCCCGACGATTCCCTTCCTGCGCAGAATCATTCCCACATCCATTCTACATGAATGCGAAAACAATCAACAGGTCGTTCATGCCTTCCATAGCAAATGGACCAAAGGTACTTTTACCCTTGGATTCCATTATAGCCTTAGAAACGCATGTAACGAGAGACACAGCCGGCGCCATCATTGGGAGCCCATATTGGGACGGCATGCACCACCAAACCGCGCTCGCAATTAATGCGAGTCTGGTAAGGCAGTGCGGAGCCGTTATACCCGATATAAGCCCTTTGGTGACGACGGACGAGCTGTGAGCTGTAGTTCCGGCATGCTATTATACATGCCGGAACCCTGCACAGTACATTACCAAAGTAGACCATTGGGAAACAAGGCCCAGTACACACAAGTGTACAAAGCCAAGCTAACCAAGGCCACAATGATAATAAAACACTGCTTTGACGAGGGTCTAAAGACCACCGTTCAAAGCAGCTGCAGCGCCGTTGCCGGACCCGTCAAAGAGCACCGTAGTCCCTGCGCCAGTTGTGGCACAGAAAGACAGGAGCTCAGCGACGACGTTCGTCATCTCCGTGTTGGCCGTCAACGCACCAACAGGTGCGTCTAAGACCATATACGCGGATACCGTCACCGGGACGGTGGCGTCTACGCCGGACATGACAGTTTTGTCAAACCGGACGAGAGAACGCCTCCGCAACTTAATACCGACGCCAGTTTCCTGGTGGGCGATATTAAGCCGATGGGGCAAAGAAGGAGTTTCCGCAATTTGCGAAAACTCAGTCTTACGTTCACTGACCGACAGGCGACTGAATTCAACTTCAGTCCCCGCCGAGTTTTTGATTTCGTTGGTGTTAAGTGTATTACTTAGCATGCTTTGTTTTTATTTGACTGACAAAACACAAACGCTATTTGCGTTTGCGCCGATGTCGGTGTTTCCGGGTTAATCCCAGAGCACCGATGAGGCTCAACTCAGTTGAATTGAGACCGCTCGTTCTAAACGAGCTTACTGCATCCATCACTGAACAGAGTTCTCTTCGATACGAAGATTCCTCAACCAGTGGTAGAGGCACGACTGCCTGGCGCCAAACGGTATGGTAGATGTCTTTATAGGCGATCATTCGCCGTTGGACAAATATCCTACGATGCCGCTTGATGCTCCAGCAGAACTCATGTACACATACCGCAGGGTCCATGTTGCCTAATCTGTAATCGCTGAGAAATGAACTCACGTTCACTAACCAGTCGACTACAAATGACCAGGGAATGGCATTCCATATAATCGCAGCATTAAAGTTAATGCCAAGACTATCAAGAATACCAAGCAATCGCGCATGCGCGATCTGGCAATCGGCATAGTAATAACTATACCGTATTTCAGCATGGAATACAGACGGATCATTATATACATGACGCTCATCAAACTCGTCGCCAATAAAAGGACCATTATCTTCACCCGGATAGGGTGAAGACTTGTATCCACTGGCTGAGTCATCCGAAACGTCAGGATACTCTACAAAGCGCTTTGTAAAATGCGCTTTGCGGACCCGACCCTGTTCGCTGAGCAGTTTCCTAAGTTTCTGCTCAGTTTGTGACATTGCGCGGTAGATACCGGCAATGTCCGATATAAGCGGCTGGATGTTGAACTTCGTTTGAAGATAAACATCAGCAGCCGCTCGGGCACGGCGATAATGTCGATACATCGAGAGGCCTTTTGCAAGGGCTTCTTTGATGTTCATTATCGTCTTCGGCACTGTTTTCCAATCTTTTAACTCTATCAGAGAGTTAATAGAGAGGAGCTCTGGCTTTATTGTTGGAATCCAGGATTTTAACGCCTGGAAGAGCCAATTATTCAAGTCAGCAGGTGGTGGAATTAAGTTCCCACCATCCTGAGCAGCACCGATCGCGTAATACTGGGGTAAGCCCTTATTGAGCTCCCCCGGCGGCCCGAACGCATCATTATAGAACGCATACGGATTACTCGACTCACCAAAGCCGAAATGGTTAAAACCATTCGACCATGCGTAAGACGAGAACGGTATCCGTACACCACCGTTACTAGGTTTGCCGCTAGCCAGACAATAATGCTGGAACGGTTTCCATAGCTTACGGGATCCCTTTGAATTTGGTGTGATCCACTCATTCCGCTCGACATAAGCCGGGTAGTAGAGATGGACCCAACAATTCTCAAAGAAAGGTATCTCCTCGAACGCTACGTTCAAGGATTCAACCTCTTGCGGGACGACTCTATAACGAGTCGATTCTGTATCAGGCATACATAAGGGACGTCGAACAATATGTTCAACTTCA